CGTCTTCCATAGTCATTTCCCAGTACTTCTGGTTGTAGTCTGGTCCTGCGTCTATAGCTTTCTGTACGGAATCTTCCATAAAGTATGGGCGACTTTTTAATGCTCTTAGTTGTGTTCTTGACATCTTATGTCTTTCAACAACGTATTCTGCATCCTGCATAGAGTGTGCTTCTGGGTCAGGATAGAAATCCCAAATACTTACATGACTACACTCTGGTACAGTCTTAACAATAGGATCATATTCACCATCATCACCCCAGTTAGGATATTCTTTATCTACAGCAAATGGACCTTTCATAACACCTGTACCTAGAAGTGCCATCTCAAATGCCATACTTCTTAGATGTGTACTAGCTCCGCTTTCTTGTAGCTGGTCATGTATTTTCTTTTCCATCTTTTTAGCTGCAATCGTAGCAGGATGAAAAGTAACTGTGGTTCCTGTAGTACCATCACCTTCTACTATCTTTTCAGATACAGATGATAGTTTATCTTCTAGTGGACCTAATCGTGCTTGTAAATCTTTTAACGTTTCTCCCGGTCTTAGTTCTGTAACACCATCAAGTAAATATGGAGAAGCAGCTTCATCTCTTGTTATACCTGATAGTGATTCTCCTGCTTGCTCTGCATTTGGATCTACATTTATATGTACAGATTCGGCTACACCATCTGGTAGTATAGAAGGATTTACTGTTAGTGGGAAGTTGTTATTACCAAACAAGACATCTACTATTTGTCCATAGGCAGCTAGTGTTTTAGTTTTTGTAACTTTAACAAACACACGAGACTTTTCTGAGTCTGTGAACTTTACATCAGACCCATACAACCCACGATAGTTACGATAAGCTCTTAACCATCTACTTTCATCAGCGTACCTAGCGTCTTCTGCTCTTTTGTATCTATCTTTTATAAATGAAACTACACTAGATTTTTCTTCAAAAATACTGTCTAGGCTGTCTTCTGCAGCTACAACATCATCTGTCTCAAACATTTCTTCAGCCATTAGCTGTTGTCCTTTCTTCTCCAAGGTCCGTTATTAAAAGCCGCTTGCTCTTGGCAATTAGGACAAGTGGTCCACATATTAGTATTGTAAGTTATCTCGCACTTAGGGCAAGACTCTACTACTTCAGTATCCGAATGTTGAATCACTGGCTTGAAATCCTGTTCGTTGTTTAGCAGGGTTGTAATCCCATATATTACTTCTTGGTCTTGTCATTATACCATAACGTAATGCATCATACAAGTGATCTTCTGCTTTTGTGTCTACGTCTTCTGGATTCTTTTTGTCCAGTGGTATACCCGGTAATTGTGCTATTGTATTAGTACAGTTATCCATAAATGCTAACATAGGTTTTTCAGTAAACTCATCTACCTTTAATCGCCTATGTATTTCGTTTTTTCCAGCGATACGTGAGCCTCGTGAACGATCAGAAGGACGCCAACGGCAACCCTTCATATTCATTTGTTCAGCTAGTGATGGCCCAGTATCGCCACGGTTGTGCCACAAAGAACTATCAAGCACACCATATCTCATTCCACCGTCTTTTGCTTCTGCTTCTAATATCATATCAGCTAGATCAGAAGCTGTTACTTTAGATACATACATCTCTCTGTATACTATAAGCTGTTCATCAGGAGCCACAGTAAACCAAAGAACCCCAGTGTAAGAACCATACCCATAATCACACGCTCTAAAACGTACCCACGAGTTAGGAATCTCAAAGTGTTCGATAACGTGGGTAGTTCTGTCGAACTCAGGAAATGCTGCTCCCTCGTTGATATCCCAGTTTCCTTCGAGGAGTTGCTTCCTCTGATGCTCTGGTAGTGATAGGAGCATGGCCTCATAGTCACCCTCTTCGGCAAGGTATGGGTTATCGAAGAGAGATGCAGGAATAAACCTACGCTTGAATAGAGGCTGACCTTCCTTGCTGTGTCCTTTAGGGAATGTAATTGTTTTACTTGATTCAATGTCTGTGGCCCAAAAGTCTTTACCTGCAGGTGCAGGATCTATAAACATCTTCTTTACCCAAGCATGTCCTGCACCACCGGGGTTTGTTGTAGCTCTCATATATAAACCTAGTTCTTTACCGTATGCGCTACGAAGACGTGATCTCATATAATCCCAAGCGTAAGGTGTAGGCCATTGAGTAAGTTCGTCAAATCCAATCCAGTTAAAAGCTTGTCCTTGGTAACGTGTGACATCGGTATCCTTATCCAGATAAGACATCCATAATCGTCCACCTTTAGGAGATATCCACTGTGACTTACGTTCTGACCATTTGATTCCTGGTACTGCACGTGGGTATAACTCCTGTGACTTCTGTATTAGTTCCCTTAGTTCTTCAGTTGTGTGTCGTACAAGGAGTCCAGAGAAGTGTGGATTGTTTAGGCCGTGTAATGGATCTGCCAACATAGCATACGATTTACCACCACCTGCTGCCCCACCATATAGGACTTCTCTTTCCGAAGAACTCAAGAAGGATGTCTGTGGCCCTGCATTGGGTCTGAATACGACTTCTTGCGCTTCTTCAACGTCATAGTCAGTTGCTACTACCTGCGCTGGGATAGGATCTTGCTGGGGGGCTTCTATCTCCGCTGGCTTCTGAGTATGCACCGACTCCTTGTGTTTCGAGTTTTTCGATTTCCGCAAGCGTTTCTTGGAGCCACTTGGCAAGCTTACGTTTAGTGATAGATGCTTTTCTACGTCTTTGCTCAACTTCTATTCTCTTCTTTAGACCCATGTGTGATATGTAGCGGTCTGCTTCTTTACTCAACCATTGTGCTACTGCTCTGTAACTATACTGCTTGAGGTGTCGTTTTGCAAGCTCTAAAGCTTCTAACTCATGTTCTATAGGTACAAGTACTTTATCGTTGTCGGGATCTAGTTCATAACCAAAAGGTATCTTCTTAGTAATCCTGACAATCTTGTGCCATTGTTTGTTGTGTGTCTTAGGCGGTTTGGGTAATTGCCAAAAACCTAACTCTCTTTGTGGTATTATTCGTTTGTACCTTCTTTTGGTGGTAGGTAGAAGATGCCACCACCGCTAGTAACATCTACTTTATCTACCTTACCAAGTCCTGCTCTATCAAGCAAGTCTTTTGCTGCTACCATCTTTTCTTTAATGCCTAGCTCTGTTGGATCATATAACGCACCAACCATAGCCATAGCAGCTTTAGGTGCAGTACGTGCAAAAAATGTACGAGTCTTCTCACCAATCTCATCTTTTAAAGATTCAACAATCGCTGCAGTGTTACTGTTATCACCGTAACCTGCCAGTTTTTTAGCAGCGATAACATCACCATTAGCTTCGTCAAATAATACATCTAAGAATCTTTGTTGTTTATCTGTTAGATTCCTCGCCATATATAGCATTCCTTATTTGTGATCTACCAATTCCTAGATCGTTTAGTTGTCTATCATCCAACATGTGTAGCATTCTAAACTCTGCACGTTTTTGTTGTCTGATTACGTGGTTATTCCACATTTTTCTTAGTAAGTTTTTCATAGCACTATCTCCTTTGTTTGTGTGCGGAGATAGTTATACCTAAAAGTAAGTCAGGTAGTAGTACCTATTATTGCATATCCGTTATGTCGGTTGGAAATGTTCCTCACCTGATAATATTACATGAAAGTCAGAACTGCTCTCTTCAAAGCCTATAATCTTATCACCTGGAGATAGTGCAAGATATGAACCACCATCTACAACTTCTTCAATGCCATTACCTGCTACGCTGTGTGCATCAATTATAAAGTGATACGTAGTAGTAGCTGCTTCATACCACTGTAAGCTATACTTCTTTGTACTAGCTGATCCACTGGATACATGCATAAAAGTAATTAAACTGACAAAGTTATTAGGACAAGTGTATATAACATCACCACTTGCCCCACCTGATGTAGCAGATAAGTCTTTAGCTTTTGTAAAATATTTAGCAGTATCTGAATACGCCATTTATTTCTTGATGCCTTTCATAGGTCTAGCAGCAGGAGCTAGAAAGCCACCTCTTGACATCTTCTTCATAGTAGTACCGCCTTTAGCCATGCCCTTCTTCTTCATAGACATACCACCGCCATACATCTTACCGACACCATCAGCAGCATAGAATGGAACTTTCTTTCCACCCTTATTAACCATTTTAAGTTTGGTTCCAGCACCACCTTTAGAGTAACCTTTTTTCTTCATGCCACCTTTAGAGTAACCTTTTTTCTTCATCATTTGTCTTCTTCCCTTCTGATAAACTCTACTGTATCACCACTATATAGATTGTTAAAAACTCGTTGCGTATCCCATACATAGTCTACGTTTTCTTTAGAGTTAAATATATGTTGATTCGGTCTAAAGTCTGGCGCACCTTGTCCAGTTTCAAACCAAGCTGGGTGAGTTACTCTCACTCTGTTATTGGGCAACGCAACCATGTTACCAGTATATTCTCCTGCATCTAGTAGTTCTAATACATGAGACTGTTTATGCTGCGCTGGGTCATCAGCGACTTCGTTATCTGTATAGTCTACCGTAAAGTAATACTTTGCTGGGTAGAACTCGCCATCTACTTTAGCTATCCACGGAGCAGGACTTGCTCGTTCTAGCTTGTATACGGAATGTGTATGTGACATACAATCCCAAGGCTGTGCTAAATATGGTGGTAACTCATTAGGCCATTGCTCCAACGGTGTATCAGCTACTAGTGCGGTCAGTGGCATTCTAGCCCACATAGCACCACCATGTACGTTTTCAGAATCATCAAAGTCGGATTCACATCCTGTGAAGATAACTTGAAAGCTTAATGTTCTGTTAGGCATTGTAGTAACGCCAATAACCATAGCGTGTAGAAAGTCGCCATGATATTCTTCTAAGTTCTTAGTATATTCTCTACGTACCCATGCTTTGAAGTACGGTATACTGCTTGTGAGGAATGGCATATATTAACCTTTTCATTTTTTTCTTTTCCTCCCCGATGCAGTTACAGACCACTTAACTTTCTTTGGTCCTGTCTTCTTTGCAGCTTCTGCTTTACTAATTCTACCTGCTACCTTTGCAGGTCTACAAGCTGGGTATGGTCTACTACTGTCTTTGACACTAGAACGTCCACATTCCTTGCCTGTCTTTACGTCACGCCAGTCTTCCTTAAACCACTGAGTAAGTCCACCTTCACCGTAAGATCTACGACTTTGTAGTACGTGCTTTGACTTTTGCAACTTCGCCTCCCTTACTGTACGTGCCTCCACGCTTTTTATATGTCTTAACTAACCATGCACTCCCATATGCGCTGGGCCACTTAAACTTTTTCTTAGCTTCTGACTTTACTCTAGAGTACAAAGCTGGGTTCTTAGGTTTGCTTGCCATTATGTTCTCTTAGATTTTGTACCAGCGCACTTCCACTTCTTACGAGATAGACGTAGTGGGCTGTTAGGATTCTTTGCTGCCTTTGGGTGTTTCTTCATTTGTCCTGCGCTTCTTGCACAATACGAATCACCTTTGGCTGTACCTGCACGTATACGTTTGCCACCGTCCTTGGCTTTACCAGCCTGACCGTAGCTTACCTTTATCTTACGCCCTGTCTTAGGGTTAGTCGTTGTCTTGGCAAACATCTTGCCTTTTGCTGGTTTAGCCATCGCAGTCACATCGTTTACCACATATAAGATTACGTAGTTTTCTAAAGGGGGTTTTCAACCATGCTATCATACGCTTTCCAAATGTCGTCAATCTCTGTTTGAATAACATCTAACTTATCTCCTATAGTATCCGTTATTGTGGTAGCTTTGTCAACCTGTGATCTTAGGTCTAGCAATGTTTTTTGCTGCTGTAGTATCTGCTGCATGTTTGTAGTTAGCTGTGCTAGTTTAGTATTTAGTCCACGTACATCATTATCTATCACAGCTTGTTCTACAGTTTGTACTCTACTGTTTAGTTCAGAGTTTAGTTCTACTATTTGCTGAGTTAGTTCCTCTGATAGTTCTACTACCTGCTCGTTTAGTTTATCTGTTTTGTTTTGTATTTCATTTGCTATTGCTGTTTTAGCTGTAGTTAGCTGGTTTGCCGCAAATGTTTTATTCGCTGTTCTATCTCTTGCAGTGTCAGTCTCTAACTTAGTTAAGCTTTTTTGTAGTTCTGAGATTTGCTTTGCGTTGGTTGAGCCTTTTCCTAGTGCTTCTTCTACGCCACCCTCTACACCGTAGAACCTATTTAGTGTGTCGTATCCAAAGTATACTCCACCTGATACAGCAGATAGTACTGGAAGTGCTACAGCTACCATCCAACCTTTAATGTTGTAGCCGCCTATGCTAAATCCTACGTCCATCCTCTTTACGTTCCTTCTTCTCTAGGTAACGCCTCTTCTTCATTCTTTGTATTGGTCTTTTCTTTTTAGGTAACTTCTTTTTCTTTATTATGGCATTGTTCCGTATTGTTCCACATATTCACCAGCAGTAAATAGCTCGGAGGCAGATACCATATCTTCTGTTAGGTATCCTTGCCACCCAGAGCCAAAGCCATCATCATCCCAGTTAATTACAAACTCATCTATATTCTGTGTGTATGTGATGGCTGTATAGTTACCAACTACAAAGTTATTTACTGTCGCATAACTGTCTATGCTTGCTGTTAGATCTGCGTTGTTAGCAGCAGCCATGAATGCACCAGCTTGTTGTGCGTAGTTCTCTACCTGTGCTACAGCTTGGTTATACGCATCTACTTCTGCTTGGTCTATGCTGTACTCATCTTCACCTAACATGCCTTGCAAAGCAGTCTGCTCTGGTGATGTATCTGCTGTAGCAGCACTTTCCATTACACCAGTAGCTGTTAGTATTTCTCCAGCAGCATCTGCTAGTAAGTCTATCGCTGCATCCAAGTCATTCATAGAAGCTTGGTATTCTTGTGTGAACAACTGCTGTGATGTAGTAGCTGTTTCGTAGTCATGGTTTATTACAAGAGCGTGTGCTTCTAAATAATCGTCTAACTCATCCTGCGTAATGAGTCCGTCATTAAATGTATCGTCTTCTATAACACCGCCTAGTGCTGCGTATCCAACAGCACCTACTGTATTAATACCGTTGTCCGTCACCCTGTTCTTTATTGCACCTAGTGAAGCAATCAATGCGTCAAGCTTTTCTTGTCCTGTTAGAGTTAGGTTTAAATCTATCTCAAGGATTGTTGACGTTGGAGGAGGTGGGTTTACCACTGGACTTGTTGCGTTTGCTGCTCCTGAACTGATCACTAAGACTGAGCTTAGTAGTAGTGTCTTCAACGAACTCTTCATTGTATTCCTCTCCTACCTTTAACAAGGCATCCCAAAACTCTTTGTCCAACTCATACCCTACAACAAATAAAGAAGGGTTCTCTCTGTATTTCATTATAGCGTTTCTGCCCATCAACAACTTACCAGTAAGCGCATCGTTTATTGGACACGGAGTATTTGCTAACATCATACTCCTAAACACTGTAGGGTCTTGGCACATAACCGATATAGCCGAAACCTGTAATCCTAGCCCACCAACCTGTTGAGGTATCCCCAGCAATCTAGCATTCTTCCTGCGATTGCAATTAGGGTCTTGCTGCATCTCACCTTGACTTAGGCCAATTATATTTAACTGAAGCCCTCTAGTCTTTGGGATTAAGCAAGAGTCGTTACCTCCCCCACCCATTACTGTTGGAGCTATGCTGGACATTACCGGGCTACTCCCCGGAGATGAACCTGCTCCGTTATAGTTTATAGTTTCTGCATTGTTGTTAGAATCTACAGTGGAGTCTTCGTAGTTATTAGAGAAGTCTCCCTCAATGTCGTTGCCGTTGTCCGTAGTAGTTGTGGTATTGTTAGTTACACCATCATCTATCGGTACTTGCTCTTGGGCATTCACTGGATGGCAAAAGGTTACCGATAGTAGTGTCGCTACACATAAGCTTTGTAGCAGCTTCCGTATGTCCAATGAGTGCGAGTGTTTGAGCATTTTGGTTTCTCTGACATACAGTATCTCCCACCCTGCATGACGCTGTATATGTTACGGTTTGACAAGCGGATAACAACATTAATATACATAGTTGTACGGAT